TGCGCGACCTGAAATAGAGACCAAACCAAAGATAACGCAGTCACTAAACTCTTCTTGATGTTCTTTAAGATCATATAGATACTCCTTCCTTATTTTACAATAAATCGGTGGTATATTAGCATTTAAATAGGCCATAGTACATTATTTTATTTCACCCCAATTAGGGCCAGACTCATAGTCTACTTTATTTGGTACTTTTAAGTCAACTGCATTTTCCATAATATTTTTTATTTTTTTTGCTTGACTTTCTGATTCTATAGAAAAATCTAGTTCATCATGTATTTGTATATGACCTATTAAACCTTCTTTGTATAAATCAACCATAGCTTTTTTAGTCATGTCAGCTGCACTACCTTGAATTAATTTGTTTAATGCTTTGTAAGTAAATGCTCTTCTATGTCCATTTTTATACCAATAGTTTTTCTTAGGGTTACCATCTTTATCTTTGATAACATTATTATCATCATCTAATAAATGTGGACCCATTTCTTTTAATTCCATCATAGTGTCATGATCTTCTGCAGGTACAAATGTACCCCAATCAGAACCTCTTAGTATTGGTTCGTACTTAGGAAATCTACAACGTCTTCCAAGTATAGTTTTTATTTTACCTCTTTGTTGAGCAGCAGCCATAACTCCATTAGTTAATTGTTTTACAAAAGGAACATTACTGTGATACTGAGAAAATAATTCATCAGCTTTTTCTTTAGTTACACTTAATTCATTCATTAATTTTGCTTTACCCATACCATAAAATAAACCAAGATTAATTGTCTTAGCTTCTTTTCTATCTATGTTAGCTAATTTGGCTACTAACTTATGGAAGTCTGTATTAGGATCATTATGATATGCTTCTGCAATTGTTTCTGCTGATTCATAATCAAATCTTATTCCGTAGTGTGTAACTAATCTTGGTTCCTGTTGTGAGTAATCAAATGTACCCCACTTACAACCTTCTTCAGGTATAAATAAACTTCTAATTAACGGACCTGTATCTGGATCACGTGCTGGAATCTGCTGCAGATTAGGATTAGAATAACTAAATCTACCTGTAACTGTTCCTCCATCATCAGATCTAATTTGATTAATGTCTGCATGAATTCTACCTTTATGTTCATGACTTAAAATGGTGTCAATAAAGGTTGTACTGACCTTGTTAATTTTCCTAGCTTCTGCTATCATACGTACTACAGGATGACTATGAGTAGAAATAAAATTTTTAGTAAATGAAGGAGAATCCGTCTTTTCAGTTCGGCTATAAGGTAGCTTTAGTTTGTCAAAAACTTCTGCAATCGATCTTGCAGCCCATATTTGAGTATCTACTCCTGTTTCTATTTTTATCTGTTGTAATAAGTTTTCTTCTTTTACTGCCATTGCTGTTTTCAATTGATTGGCTTTCTCGATATCTACCCGAACACCTAGGTGGCGCATATCAACTAAACAAGGGAAAAGATCAGTCTCAAGATTAAATATATCTTGTAAGTCTTCTTCAATAATAATTTTTTTAAATCTATTCCAAAGTTCTAAAGTTAGAGCTGCATCTTCTTCTGCATATCCACCTACTTCACTTGCAGGTAACTTCCACATTTCTGCTTTTGGATCTAAACCTCTCTCTTTAGCTGCTTTAGTAAGTAAAGATTCATTTTTACCTTTATTTAAATAAACCCAAGATAAAGAATTTAATGAGTATTGAAATCTATTTTCATCTATAAGACTAGCTGCAATCATAGTATCTATAATTAAACCATTGATTTTTATACCAAGATTTCTAATCCAACATACATCATACATTGCATTGTGAAATATTTTTGTACCAGGTGATTCACAAACATCTTTAAACCATCTTAATACCTGATCTCTAGGCATATTAGGACCTTCACCATGTGCTATTGGAAAATAATTTTTATATCCATCTACAGCAACAGCTATACCTATAACTTCACCATTACCTATAATGGCCCCTGAACCCAGTTTCTTTAAATCAGGATCTCTGGTTTCTAAGTCAATTGCAATCTCATCTGCTTTTCTTAGATCAGGAAATTCTGTAGGTGCTACCCATTCTGTAGTTGGCATCAACATTATTTTTTACCTTTTGTATCTTTCAGTTTTTTAATTTCTAATTCACAATAATGAATTATCTTTTCTATATCTTGTATTCCATTTTTATTCAAGTACCTGCAAACATACTTCACAACGTTCCCTTGAAAAAATGAGAGATTATTTTTTGAAATAAACTCATAAGGTTGAATAGGAAAATCTTTATAGTGACTCCCGCCTATCTGTTTATCTTGTGGAAAAGAATCTTTAAATATATCTTTATTAGTCATTATCCATATACCTTTCTGACCGTTTCATACCAGGCCTTTCTATATTTTTCATCTTTAGTTTTATTCCAGAGTATTGCTAGTTCGTCTATTTGTCTTTGATTCATTTTAGAACCTTCTCTATCCCGTTCTGTTTATACTTATTGTATAATCTAGCTAAAGTGTTTGTATTCATTCTTTTTTGTTTTACCTTTTAGTTTATATAAATTGTTTCTTGCACGTGTTGCTCCTACGTACCAAACTCTATGTTCCTCATCATTCTTCTCATCACTTTTTTTAACTGATTTCTTTATTGTTCTTCCTAAATCTAAACATAAAATAACATTATCTTCTTCACCACCTTTAGCTGCATGAATTGTAGAAGCATATATACGAGCATCTTCATCTAAATTTACACCATTTATAAGCATTTCTTTAATATAAATTCTATCTGATAATTTAGTTTGTTCAAACGCTTCAAACCAATCTACATTATTATTCCATTTTTCTTTTGGTAAACCAGTAAATTCTGTTATCTGTTTTATTTCTTTATCTTCTAATTCTATTCCTCTACACCATGAATTATAATTTACATCTTACAGGAAAACTTTTACCTTTATTACTTTGATAATATAAATTTCTTTTTCTTAACTCTTCTGTAATTTGTACTAATCTATGTATGGTTCTAGTTAATATTAAATATTTACCTTGTGTTAAATCTATTTGATCTAAGTTATTTATTCTTAAACACTCACCTTGATAATCTCTTGGATAATAAACTTTTTCTTTTCTTAAACCTTTAATTTTTTCTAAGGGTAATTCAGACTCTTCTTGAACTGCTCTAGATATTCTTTTTGAATACTTTAAAACTTTTTCTTTTCCAGGTTCTTCAATAAATCTATCTACATCTGCACCGGCCCATGCAAAAATAGCTTGATCATCGTCTCCTGCTAAATACATATCTTCTGTATTTTCTTTTAAGGTATCAAATAACTTCCATTGTAGTGGAGATAAATCTTGAGCTTCATCTATAAATATAGTTTTAAATTTTGGTAAATCAGTCTTATTAACTAGTCTTTCAATCATATCATTAAAATCTAATTTACCTGTAATTCTTTTATATTCTTTTAAATTTTTATCTAAATTATTTAAGATATACCATTCTATTTCTTTTTTATTGTGTTCATTTCTATCATACTCTTCTCTTACAGAGATATCTCTATTCATTGCTCTACCAATCATTTTAAAATACGGACTGTCAATGTTTAAATAAAATATTTCTTCTTGATTATATTTATCGTAGTATTTAACTTTTATATTTAATTCTTTTCCTATTTTTACATAGTCTTCTGGTTGCATAACCATAGAATCATTTAATTCTAATTGTTGAAAAGCAAAAGAATGGAGAGTTCTAAAATAATTTAACTTATCATTTTCTACTGGCATTCTTTCTTTAGCAACCTTAGAAGCTTTTTTAGTAAAAGCAAAGTAACCTATTCTATCTAATGGAGTTCCTACTCTAATATATGCTTTAGCTCTACTGATTAGCTTGTGTGTTTTACCTGTACCTGGAGGACCAAAGTATTTATATATCATTAAACAATTTCTTCTGGTTTTTTGAAGTCAGCTAATTCAACTATATCAGCATCGTCTTCATCTTTTTTAAATAAATATAATGGTATGACTGCACAACCATTTACACCTGGATAAGGTTTATCTGTTTTCTTATCTTTACCAGGAAATCTTTTCTTTTTACCAAACTGTGGTTTAGGCATATGGTCTTTTTCTTTCTCAAACATTTTTTCAATCATATAAGAAGTTCTAGAAGAATCTTTTTTCCACTCATTATCTTTTAAATCATTAAAAAATTCATCGTATACAAAGTAAGCAAAGGTATCATCTTTTAGTACATTACCACTTTTAAAAGAGTTATGACTCGTAGCCTCTGTACTATGTATATAGTCTTTCAAATGTTTCTTTAATATTTCCATAGGTGTGGTCCCTGGAGCCGGTTGCACTGTATCAATAGTTGAGAATAATGCTTTTTGTATTTCAAAAAAATCCATTCCTTTTATAGGTGGAGGTGGGAAATCTGCTTGAGCCATTATCAAACCTCTTAACTCTTGTTGATCTTTAATTTTATTTACATCTTTTGCATGTACTTGAACTGTTTCTCCATCTTCTCTTTCTACTGTAAAATAATATTCAGGATCAGGTTTAAAATCTACCTTTATTAAATTAGTCATCAAAGGCCAATTAATTTTTTTATCTGATATAATTCCAAACTTTCTTTTTACACATTCTGATTTAATACATACAGGTGCTAGTAAATCATCATGACAAGTATGTCCTTTTTCTTGTTTCTCCCAATGTTTTATTTTCTTTTCAATATAATCATCAGTCCATATCTGATCAAATTCAAAATAATTTCTACCTGCTTTTAAAACCATCTTACCCCAATTGTCGGGATATTTTTTCTTAGCCATAACCATATAGTTATATAAAAATCTATCTCTACCATCTTTCATTTTATTTTTAGATAAAATTTCTAGACACGGTGGACCATCTTTAAATTCTTCTGCACCGCCAGTTAATTCTTTTCTAATTAAATCATTAGATATGTTTTCTAATTTTTCGATATCAGCTTTATTTATTTCTACAACTTTTAAAAATAAATCTAATGGCATTTCTTTTCCAGAAGGATCTAGTGCTACTCTTTCTGATTTATTAAAGTAAGGTAAGTTTA